TAAGCAGGTTCTACGTTTGCCCGTATACTTCAACTGCCGGGAAGGACCCGCTCTTCCGGCGATCATTGCCCGCAAGCCGTTGAACCTGCTTAGGATTTTCCCAAAGCCCCGCGCTTCGGGCCACCCAGCTCTTAAGCCTAGACCCGCACGTATCGCGATGATGCACATTTCATGCACGAACCGGGACCATCCTGTCAACGCCAATCGCAGGCATCTGCCACCAGCCCGCGAGCCGGTCGAGCCCGATCACCAGCGCCGCGCCCACCCGCGCCTTGCTCCGCCCGTTGGGCGCGCGCCCGCTCGCCCGCACCACCGCGCTGAGCGACGCGCCGCCCAGCACCACCGCGTCGACCACGCCGAGCATCCTCATCTCCGCGCCCGCCCGCGCCCCGAACACCAGATCGTCGCCGACCGCCTCGCGCATCGCCCGCCACCGCGCCGCCGCCGCGCAGCGCGAGACCGCGCCGCCGTCGCTCACCCCACCGCCGCGTCCGCCGTCCTGCGCCAGCGCGCCGGGCCCGCTGGACGCCACCGCCTCCGCGGCCGCGAGATAGCCCTCCGCCGCGCGCACCAACGGCGTGTCAAGCTCCAGCGTCGACAGCGCCCCCGGCCCCCGCCGCCGCGCGGTCAGCCAGCCGACGCCGGTCATCGCCCGCCGCCCGTCGTGCGCGTCCGGATCGGCGACCTGCCCCAGCGCCCACGCCCCGCCGCCGAGCGCCTCCGCCGCCGAGCCGCCCCGCCCCAGCCTGCGCGCCACCCCCGCCGCCGCAATCTCCGCCTCCAGCGCCCCGAGCAGCAGCGCGGCCCGCGCCGCCTCCCGGCTCACGACGCCCGCCCCTTCAGCACCGACGGCGGCGACAGCCCCGCCGCGCGCAGGTCCTCCACCGTGATCGGCCCGCCGTTGGCCGGATCGTCGGCCCACTCCGGCTGGGCCGTCCAGTGGATGATCGCGCCAAGCACCCGGCGGTCGCGATACTCGCGCACGACAATGCCTCCCCGCCCGGTGCGCGCCTGCATCCGCCTGAACTGCTTAGCCGCCTCCAGCGCCTTGCGCTTCAGCGTCGCCACCCTCTCCGCGTCGGTCACAAACTGCTCGGCCTTGCGTTTCTTCATTCCCAAGCTCTCCAGGTTATCCACAGGCGCGCCATAGGGGGTAAGGGGGTTATGAATCGAATCGAGTCTTGTCCGTGACAGTTGGCGGCCAAGCGCGTCCGCCGCGCCCAACTGTCACGCCGACTGTCACGCCCGCACCGTGACAGCGGGGCGTTACAGCCGCCGCTCACCAGCCCCGCTCCAGGTCGATCATCGCGCTCTCCACATGGCCTTGCTCCATGCGCAGCCCCCGCGCCCGCAGCCACAGCCGGATGTCCTCCACCGGCCCCGCCTGCATCCACTTGCCGCCCGCGCCGAGCGCCCTCAGCTGGCCACGGATGCGCGCGCGATGCTGGCGCAGGGTCGCGGCCGCCACGTCGTCGGCGCGGTCCAGCATCGCGGCGTAGAGCCGCTCCGCCTCGCGCCGCACCTCCGGGTGGCTCAGCCGCACCCCCGCGTCGCGGCCCTCGGCGTCGCGCACCCGCACCGGCGTCCAGCCCAGTAGCGCCAGCGCCCGGCGCGCGCGCCACTCCGACGCCGAGCACCCGGCCAGCGCGGCCAGCCACGCGTCGTCGGCGGGCAGCGTGCCGCCGGGGTCCTGGTCCGACAGCGCGTGCGCCTGCAGCAGCAGCGCCGAGGCCAGCGCCCCGCTCGCTCCCGCCTGCGCCACCAGCTCCGAACCCAACAGCCTGGCCGGCCGCCAGGTCACCGCCTCGAACCGGGTCAGCATCACGCCCAGCGGCAGCGGATAGACCTCCGCCCCGCCCGGATCGCTGCCGCCGACCACCGCCAGCCCGGTCATGGCGCGGCTCGTGCGAACGGCACCACGTCGCCGCACGGCGCGACGACCACATGCAGCGCCCCGGCGCGCGCCTGGGCGAGCACCGCGCGCGGCGCAGCGCCAGCCGCCGGCGGCGGCAGCGCGGCGGCCACGGCCCCGGCCACGCCGCGCATCGTCTCGAACAGCGCGAAGTCCGCCGCCGTCAGCAGATCGGCGCCGCACGCCGGGCAGGGCCGCCCGATCATGCGCGCCGTCACCCCGCTGGCGACCGCCTCGGCGTGGCCGCAGCCGGCCGCGTCGCAGACCAGAAATTCGCAGACCGGCCCCCTGCTCACGCCCCGCCCTCCGGCGCCCAGATGCCGGCCGCCTCGCAGGCGTCCATCGCGTCCAGCGCCACCGGCGACAGCAGCGCGCGCCACGGGCGGTCGGCGCGGTCCGGTTTGACCGGCAAGCGCATCCCGGCGCGCAGACAGCCCTGCGCCCAATTGTCCTCGCGCGACAGAAAGCGCCGCAGCGCGGCGGCGCCCTCGTCGGTGAACCGGAAAAGCCCCGGCGCGGGCGGGCGCCCGCCGCCGGGGAGGTCCGACAGGGAGGAAACCGGCGCGGGATCGTCAGCCGCCGCGCCCAGCCCCGACGCCATCGCGCCGCCGGGGATCTCGGAAAACCCGCTCATCGCCGCGCGGCCCGCGCCGGACGGCGCTCAGGCGCCGCGTCGGCCGCCCAGCCAAACCGCCCCGGCGCGGGCTCCGGCCGCCCCGCCGCGCGCCAGCGCGCCGCGAACCCCGCCACCGCCGCGGCGGGGTCCAGACCCCTCCGGGCGATCGCCGCCGCCAGCGCCTCGGGCGCCACCGACCACCGCGCCGCCAGCGCCGCCAGATCGACCGGCAGCCCCGCCGCCCGCGCCATCTCCGCGCCCTCAGCCATCGCGCCCGCCGCCCTCGCCCAGGTTGCGCGACGCCGCGCCGCGCAACCTGGGTGCGCTCACGCTGCGCTGACGCACCGCCGCCATGATATGCTCGACGGCCATGTCAGGCCGCCTCGGAGGAGGGATGTTCGGTGGAGGGATGTTCGGTGGAAGCGCGCGACTCGACATTGCCCCGCGATTCGACCGGCTCCGCGCCGCGCTTGGCCCGCAGCCGTGCGAGCTCCTCGAAAGACAGGGCTATTCCGCGCTGGCGCGCCGATTCGACCAGTAGGCAGTCAATATCGGCGGGCAGGGCGTTCCGGCGCCACCAGCTATGGACCGTGATGACGCTCCGCCCGGCGTCGGCCGCCAGCGCGGCCCGGTTTGGCCATCGGAGGATGATATGTCTTGCGTCCATGGCGATCAGGTTTATGCGCAGCGCATAGTATGCGTCAAGCATCATCAACGCCCACTGCACAGGCGATCCCGCTACGCTGAACGCATGACGGCAAGCGAGCGCCTGAAACAGGCCAGAATCAAGCGGGGCTACCCGACCGCGCAGGCGGCGATCGACGCGTTCGGCTGGAAGGCCGCGACGTACTTTGGCCATGAAAACGGCCACCGCGCCTTTGACGCCGCCACCGCCCAGAAATACGCCTCGGCGCTGGGCGTCGAGGCGCAGTGGCTGCTCTTTGGCGACGGAGGATTTGAGGAGTCGCCGGTAGAACGCCTCCAGGGCTCAAATTCAAGTGGCCATTCCGCGCATTTCATCATGCGCGCCCATTCGATGTTTTCCGAAGCAAGATCGTCGGACGTCTGGCGAGTGACGGAAACAATATATGGATTCGGGATGCTTGATGGCGATGTTCTTGTCGTGGACTTGGCCGCGACGCCAGATAACGGCGATATCGTTATCCTGAACGAAGTTGACAGCATCGGGCGCGCACGCACCCTCATCCGCCGGGTGACGCCGCACGGCTATCTGTCAGGCGATCCGATGGCCGCCGACGCGGTGGCGCCGCTCGACGACCAGCGCCTCGCGGTGCTCGGCGTAGTCGTCGGCATGATCCGCGAGCGCCGGAGCGCAATGCGTCACGCATAGTTTCGCTTGACGCACGTTATGCATTGCGCATAGATTTCTCCGTCGCCACAGACGGAGAAAGCGCCATGATCCGCAAACCAAACCGCCGCCAGTCCGCCGCCAGCCTGCTCAGGAGCGCGGAAGAATGACCGCCGCCGCCCGCTGGACGGCCGTCGCCGTCGCCGAGCTGCGCAGCGCCGCCTGGTGCCGCCGCGAGGCCCTGACCCACCCCAAGGCCAGCCCGGCCCGCGCCCGCGAGCTTCACGAGGCCCGCAACCGCGTCGCGGAATCCCGCTGGGCGCGCACCGTCGCCCGCCTGCACCGGGCCTTGCCATGACTGCGCCCGACGCCGCCTATTTTGCCTTGGGCCGCCAGTCCGGCCGCGCCAGCGTCGGCTCGGCCCGCCCGGCGCCCGCGCTTCCCCCGTCCAGCTTCGCCCTGACCGCGGCGCGGTGCGCCTCCTCCGCCTCGATCCGCGCCCGCCAGTCTTCCGGCGGCGCCGCGCGCGGGCACAACGCCCCCAGCAGCAGCCCGGCGAGCGCCGGCGCCGCCATGGTCAGCGCCTTCAGCAGCGCGAGCGCGGTCGGCAGCGTCTCGGGCGCGCCCCGCACGATCAGCGCCAGCGCCGTCTCCGCCCCGATCGCCGCCGCCAGCACCGCGACCGGGACCGCGCCCAGCAGGCCCAGCGCCAGCCCCAGCCCGGGCCGCCCGCGCGCCATCCCGACCCACAACCCCAGCACCGCGCCGCACATGGCGCCGAGCGCCGCCAGCAGGATGAAATCCATGCCGTCCTCCCCTGCAATCCCCCCAAGGTGGCCCGATCCGGCCCCGCGCGCAACCGCGCCGATGCTCGGCCCGCGCCACGTGGTCCTGATCGCCGCGCTGGCGCTGGAGGCGCATTTCCGCGCCGCCGACCTCGCCGGGCTCGCCGCCGCGCTAGGGTTCGCGCCGTGACCGGCCCCGACGCCGTCGAGCGCCCGAAATACCGCAGCGTCGAGGCCCGCCTCGCCGGGCGCAGGCCGCTCGCGGTCTGGCTCGAGGTCGACGGCGACCGCCAATGGGTGCCCCGCACCTGCCTCGACACGATCACCGACAGGGCCGTCGACGCCGCCGAGATCGGCGTGACGCTCAACGCCCGCGTCATGGTCTGGAAGGCCGACCAGATGGGCTGGACCGGCCGCCCCGCCAACCACCCGAAACTTCTGTGAGGAGCCGCACGATGACCGACCCCGACCCCGCGACGGCCGCCCTGCGCGCCGCCGCCGACAGGATCGACGACACGCTGCGCGGGCTTGGCCCCCGGCCCGCCGCGCCGCAGTGCTGGTCCGGCGACTGGCGCGCCTGGTGGGCGCGCTCCGACGCAGCCTGCGACGCGGTCGCCGCCGAGCTTGGCGCGGACCTGCGCGCCACGGGCGGCGGATGGCGGTTCCGGCTGCTTGGCCTCGTCACCCACTCGACGTCCTGCCGCGCCGAGGCGCTGCGCGGCTGGTCCCGTCGCGCCCATGAGCGCGCGCGGCTGGCCGGCCGCGCCGAAAGGGCCGCGTCATGACCGCCGCGCCGGTCATCGCCGCCGTCGCCCTGCTCTGGGCGGGGGCCGCCCCGGCGGCGGAGCCCGCAGCCTGCGTCGGCGAGATCGCCCGCGTCGTGGACGGCGACACCTTCGACGTCGCCTGCGCCGGCGGGTCGACCTTGCGGCTGCGGCTGCGCGACGTCGACGCGCCGGAGGTCACCGGCCCCTGCGCCGCGCACGGCCGCGCCGTCCGCGCGCTGGTCGAGGCGCACTTCGGCCCCGGCGAGGCGCATTCCGGCGTGATCGTCTCGGTGCGCGCCGCCTACGCCGACCGCTGGGGCCGCGCGGTGGGCGACGCGGCGATCCTTGAGGGCGCGTGGCTCGGCTGGCCGCTGACCGGCGCGGTCCGCGCGCTGGGCGAGGAGGCCGGGCTCGAGACGCTGCGCCCGTGGCCCCACGACGGCGCGGGCCGCGAGATCGCGCGCGGCGCCCGCCCGGTCTGGTGCGGAGCGCGCGAATGATCCTCGCGCCCTCGCTTCTCGCGCAGCTGCTGGCGGGCCGGCGCGCCCTGCGGCTCGCCCTGCCGCACCTGCGCGCCGACGTCGAGGCCGACATCAACGGCGCGTGGATTTTCGCCGAGGCGTCCGGCGGCGGCTTGGCGCCGAACCCGGCCGCGCGGCATCGCCAGCGCGGAGAATGCGCCGTCGACGCGGCGGACGTGGCGCGCGTCGAGGCCAAGCTCGACGCCATCGGCGCGGCGGAGGCGTGCGTCGGCCGTCAGCCGGACGGCGCGCCGGCGTGGCTCGACGACATCATCGACGGGCGGAGGCCGCTCTGATGGCCGGTCCGATCCCCTGCGCCGGCCACCCCAGCCGCGCCGCCGCCGTGGTGGCGATGCTGCGGCAGGGCCATGAGCTCGGCGCGATCGCCACGGCGCTCGGCCTGCCGCGCACCGTCGTCACCGCCGATCTGCTCAACGCAACCAAGGCGACGCGACGGATCAGCGGCTCGGCGGCGCTGGCGGAGGCCGCCGCCGCGCGCGGCATCAGCCCGCGTCAGATCGCCGACCGCCTGCTGCGCGTGCTCGCCGCCGACCCCGCCCTGATCGACGCGGTGCTCGACGACCGCCCGGCGGCGGCCACGCCGGACAGGACCGGAGCCAGCCATGCCGGATGACGCCTTCCTCGCCGGGCTGCCCGCCCGCGTCGGCGCGCTGCTGCGCGATCTTGAGGCGCGCCAGACCGCCAGGCGCGGCGACGACTCCGCCGCGCTGTTCGCGCTGCGCCGCAACGCCCGCTGCACCGTCACGCTGCGCGACGGCGGCGCCGCGCTGACACTCGACGCCTACGGCGCCGACCCCGCCGCCGCCCGCCGGGCGCTGGCAGCGCTTGTCAACCGCATCACGGGAGAGACCGATGCAGCCTGATCCAATGCAGATACCCCGCGGCGCCGACCTCACCGAGGCCGACCTCGCCGTGCTCGCCGCCGACATGCAGGACATCTGCCACTGGGCGATGCGCGTCGGCATCCGGCGCCAGCAGGGCCGCGACGAAATGCGCAAGGCGCTGGAGGCCCGACTTGGGCGCCGCCCGATGGCGCAGCAGGGCGGCGCGCGATGACGCGGCCTGACCCCGAAGCCCCCGGCGCCCGGGGCGCCCACGCCCGTCTGCGCGCCGCGCTGGCCGCGCTCGATCCGTCGCAGCGCGCCGTGCTGGCGGTGCGGATCGCCGCCGAGGCGATGGAGCAGGCCGAGGCGGACGGCTGGCTAGACGACTGGGCGCGCGCCGACGTGATCGACCGCGACCTCGGGCGCATCGCCGACGTGGTGGCGCGCCAGTCCGCCGCGCTGGCCGCCGACCGCCCGTGGCCCGGCGCCCGCGCCCATGTCGGCGACCGCGTGGTCGCCCACGCCGGCGGCGACGCCGTGCGGCCCGGCGTCCAGGTCGAGGGCCATGTGATCCTTGAGGGCGAGGCCACCTACTACGTCCGCCGCGACGACGGCGCGCTGGCCTTCGTGCCGCGCGGCGGCGTGCTGCGCAACCTGACCATCTGGCCGCCAGACGCCGCGGGCGGGGAGGGCGCGGCATGATCGACCGCGGACACCTCCCTGCGTCGGCCGGAACCACGCATCCCGAAACCGCGCGCCCCGCGCCGCGGCGCCGCCTGCCGCAGCCGCCCGACGGCGCGGTGACGGCTGCGGGCTTCGTCGCCCTGCCGGTGACGCCGCTCTACCCGGTGCGCGTGGACGTCGCGCGCCGCACCGTCACCGTCACCCTGCGCGACGAGGACGAGGCGGCGGAGGCGACCCGCCTGATCGCCAGCGCGCAGGCCGCGTTCGCCGCGCTGCCCCAGCCGCTGCCGCTGGCGCAGGCCCAGCCCCGCTCAGCCGCGCTGCTGGAGGCCTCGCAGCTGCGCCGCGCGGTCCGAGAGGCCCGCCACCTGCTGGGCGGCGGCGACCGCCTCGGCGCGCTCACCATCCTCAACGCCTACGCGTGCGATTGCGGCGCCGGGGAGGGCAGGTCATGACCGCGTCAAACGCCGCCCCGCGCCCAGACATGGCGCGGCAGGACGATCCTTCCGACGCCGCGCCCGGCTGGATCGCGGCGGCTTGGCGCCCTGTTCATGCTGGCGCTTGCCGTCGCCGCCCTGTTCGGCGCGCTGATCTGGTGGCGGGCGTGACGGCCATTTGTGGAGAGGGAGACCCAACGATGACATTCGTGACGATGCGCGACGCGACCGGGACGGCCGTCGCCTACCGCCGCACCCACGCGGAGGTCGCGCGCTTCGCCGACCTCGCCGAGGCGCGCGCGTTCTGCGACTGGCGCAACGCGCTGGAGATCGAGGATGCGGCCGAGGCGAAGGATGCGCCGGACGCCGAGCCGGAGGCGGAGGGCGAGGCGGAGCCGGAGGCGGCGACAGCCTGCCGCAGCGAGCCGGAGCCAGCGCCGGAGCCCGCGCTCGATACGCCCCATCCGCTGCGTCACGAGCACCCGCCGACAGCCGCAGCCGCCGACCCGGACCCCTACGCGCCCGAGAGCCCGGCCTTCGCGCGGCTGGAGCGCGGCGAGAAGCTGATGGCGGTCGCCGACGATCTGGGGCTGAACTGGATGCGGCTGCGCGCCGCCTGGGCCCGCGCCGAGAAGGAGCGGCGGCGCGAGGAGGCGGCCGAGGCCCGCACGCCGCCGGTGATGGACGCGACGCTTGGGGCGCGGCGGGCCGATCCCCGCCCGGTCGCGATCCCCGCGCGGCCGGCCCTGAAGGACGGCTGGGCGCAGTGCGCCCGCTGCACCCTCGCCTTCAACGCCGCCAAGAGCCAGCGCGACAACCGGCTCAAGGAGCGGCCGACCGAGTGCGGCGGCTGCCGCGTGAGAAAAGGATGAAACCGATGAAGAACCGCCTGGGCGACCTCAACAACCACCTGTTCGCGCAGCTGGAGCGCCTCAACGACGAGACCCTGAGCGACGAGCAGCTGGAGCGCGAGGCCAAGCGCGCGCAGTCGGTGGTCGCGGTCGCCGACCAGATCGTCGCTGTCGGCGCACTCAAGCTGGGCGCGGCCAAGCTGTTCGCCGTCCACGGAGCGTCGATCCTGCCGCACCTGCCGCAGATCGGCCAGGACAAGGGCGACGCGCAATGAAGGCCCGACCGCATCGCTGGTCCGCCGAGGAGCTGGCGTGGGTCGAGGCCCGCGCCGCCCTGCCGCGCCGCAAGATGCTGGCCGCCTTTAACGCCGCCTTCGGCTGCGGCGTGACGCTGGCCGCGCTCATCGGCCTGTGCAAGCGGCGCGGCTGGACGACCGGGCGCAGCGGCCGCTTCGGCGCGGGCCACACGCCGGCCAACAAGGGCAAGACGATGCCGTTCAACACCGCCTCCGCAGCGACGCGGTTCAAGCCGGGCCGCCGCGTGGGCAGGGCCGCCGCGCTCTACCAGCCGATCGGGACCGAGCGGCTCAGCCGGTACGGCTACCGCGAGCGCAAGGTCAACGACGACATGCCCCTGCAGCGCCGCTGGCGCGCGGTGCACATTCTCAGATGGGAGGCCGAGCACGGCCCGGTGCCGCAGGGCCACGCGCTGAAAAGCCTCGACGGCGACCGGCTCAACACCGCGCCTGCGAACTGGGTCGCGATCCCGCGCGCCCTGCTGCCGCGCCTCAACGGCCGCCACGGGCGCGGCTACGACCAGGCCGCCCCCGAGGTCAGGCCGACGATCATGATGATCGCCGAGCTGGAGCACGCGGCGCGCCAGGCCTCGAAGGGGACGGCGCAATGACCCCCGCCGCGCGCGACGACGCTTGCACCACTCCATTGCGCAAATACTGGGTTGTCGTGCTGCTCCTGGCAATCAGCACCGGGACCATGCTGATCGCAGGCATATTCGGGTTTGCTGCTGGATACGCCTGCGGCAGTATTTTTAACGCCGCAGCGTGGGAGACAAGGGAATGAGCGACAAGACCGGCATTGAGTGGACCGACGCGACTTGGAACCCGCTGCGCGGCTGCACGCGCGTCTCGGAGGGCTGCCGCAACTGCTACGCCGAGCGCGTGGCGGCGCGGTTCAGCGGCCCCGGCCAGCCCTACGCGGGGCTGGCGGAGCGCACGGCGAAGGGACCCCGCTGGACGGGCAAGGTCGCGCTTATCGAAAGCGCGCTTGACCAGCCGCTGCGCTGGCGCAAGCCCCGGCGCATTTTTTGCAACAGCATGTCCGACCTGTTCCACGAGGACGCGCCAGACGAATGGATCGACCGGGTGTTCGCCGTGATGGCGCTGGCGCCGCAGCACCAGTTTCAGGTGCTGACGAAAAGGCCGGAGCGGATGCAGGCGTATCTGTCCAATCCGCATGTCGGCGTGAACTGGTTCAACGCGACGGACTGCGTGCTAGGGATGCCAGATATGTGGCCTTACGACGGGCTGGCGCGCGATCTCGGCCCCCTCCCCAACGTCTGGCTCGGCACGTCCGTCGAGGACCAGCCGACCGCCGACGCGCGCATCCCGCACCTGCTGGCGACCCCGGCGGCGGTGCGGTTCGTCAGCGCAGAGCCGCTGCTGGGGCCGGTGAATGTAGAGAGCGGGTTGCCTGGGCCGCGCGTCGGCGGGAAACCTTGCATCCATTGGCTGATCGTCGGTGGCGAGAGCGGCCCCGGTGCGCGCCCGATGGAAGCCGATTGGGTGCGCTCCCTGCGCGACCAGTGCGCGGCGGCGGGTGTGCCTTTCTTCTTCAAGCAGTGGGGCGCATGGGTGCCGTGGGATAGCGACAAATTTTCGCTTGTGGAGTTTCTTCAGGTCGGCAGGCGAGCCGCCAGACGGATGCTCGACGGTCGCATACATGATGCGATGCCGGGTGTGAGGGCATGACCCGCCCCGCCCGTATCCGCCTGAGCCGCGCCAAGGGCTGGCGCAAGCCCGAGGGCGCGGTCGTCGTCGCCAGACCTAGCCGCTGGGGCAACCCGTGGCCCGTCGACAGGATGGCCGCCCATTTGAGTATGGCGCAGGACTTCAGCCACATCGGCTGCTGCAATGCGCTTTGGGAGGCGCGCTTTCTCAATCACCGCGAGTGCCGCGATATCCCCGCCGCCCGCTACAAGACGGCGCTGGGGATGCTCGCCGCAGAGGCTGCCGTCGCACAGTTTCGCGCCCTCGCCGAGCACTTCGCCGCGCTCAACCCCTCTGGCTTTGCCACCTGGATCGAGCCACTGCGCGGTCGCGACCTGTGCTGCTGGTGCCCGCTCGATGCGCCATGCCACGCCGACGTGCTGCTGGAGATCGCGAACCGATGATGCCGCCGGACGTTTTGCCATGCCCTTTCTGCGGCGCCGCGCCGGAGTGGATCGGGGCGGCGCTTCGGTGCGCGCCCTGCGGGCTGATTCTCACTCCGCGTTGGGAGCGGCTCGACCGGATGAAGCTTTCTTGGATGGATCGAATGGCGCGCGCGGCGGAAGAAGTCGCTCTACGCTGGAACAGGCGACCGCGATGACCCGCCCCGCCGCCCTCGCCCATCCGCCCGCCCTGCTGGGCGCGGAGCACGCCGCCGCCTATCTCGGGATTTCCGCGACGCTGCTGCGCGAGATGGCGGCGCGCGGCGCGGCGCCGGCGGCCCGCCGCGTCGGCGCGCGCGCGCTGTGGCTGCGCGCGGACCTTGACGCGTGGGCCGCCAGCCTGCCCACTGACGCCGAGCGGGCGGCGGAAGAGGACAGGGCGGCGTGCGACAGGGCGTTCGGCTGATGCGGATCAAGCGGGTGCGAAAGGCGTCCGGGCGTGGCTACGCCTACTACCGCCGCCGCGACGGCGGGCTGACGCCGCTGCCCGATCTGCCCGAGAACGCGCCGCAGTTCGTCGCCGCCTACGCCGAGGCCGAGGCCGCCGACCGCCCGACGAAGGCGCCGCGCACGCACCCGCGCGCGCTGGCGACGCTGGTGGACCGCTATCTTGACGGCGCCGCCTTCGCCGCGCTGGCGTCCACGACGCGCGAGACGCGCCGCCGCATCCTGCTGAAGATCGCCGCGGGCAAGGCGGCCGACGCGCCGGTGACCGGCCTGTGCGCCCGCCACATCGAGGCTGACCTCGCCGGGCTGACCCCAGCCATGGCGGCCAACCGCCTGAAGGCGTGGCGCGCGGCGCTGGCGCACGCCGTAAAGCCGCTGGGCTGGATCTCGGCCAGCCCAGCCGCCGCCGTGCGCGTGGCCAAGCCCCGCCACCAGCCTCACCGCCGCTGGTCGGCCGAGGCGGTCGCCGCGTTCCGCGCCGCTTGGCCGCTTGGCACGCAGCAGCGCGCGGCGTTCGAGCTGGCCTACCACCACGCGCCGCGTCGGGCTGACCTCGCCCGCCTCAGCCGCCGCGACGTGAACGCCGGGCGGATCGCGTGGCGGCAGTCCAAGACGGGCGACCGCACCGTCGAGCGCGCCCTGCACCCCGACGCCGCCGCCGCGCTGGCCGCGCTGCTGGCCGAGCGCCCGGGCCTCTTCACATACCTGGAGACGGCGCAGGGCCGCGCGCGCAGCGTCAAGGCGCTGGGTGAGTGGTTCCGGGGAGCGTGCGCGAAGGCAGGCGTCGAGGGGCTGTCCCTGCACGGCCTGCGACACTCACTGGCGTCCGACGCGGCAGAGGGCGGCGCCAGTGACCGCGACATTCAGGCCCTTCTCGGCCATCGCACCAGCGCCGAGGCGCGGGTCTACACGCAGCAGGCCGAGGCTCTGAAGCTTGCGGAACGCGGCGCACAAGCGGCGGGGCGGAACCGCAATCTGGAAACCGACCCGGCCCATTCTGGAAACAGCGAGGCCAAGTAACTGACCTTAAAGCGGTTTCTGCATAGATTGGTATCCCCTAGGGGAACGACACTCTCTTTGATTCTACGCGCTTTTTAGGTCATGACCTAGAAACTTGCATCGACTGCTTGTCAATGACATACGCCTAGACGTGGAAACCGGGCTGTGGCGCTCAGAACCCCGGCGGCGCCACCTGTGCGCCGAGCGAGCGGCGTTCCTTGCGGGGCGGAGCGGCGGAGGGCAATCGGCTGGGTCATAACAGGCCTCGCGGGATAAATGATCCCGGCAGCCTACTAGAACCGTGACCACGTCCCGCGCGCATTTGCCGCTTGACCCTTGCGCCCTATGCGCGCGCAGTCGAGGCTGGCATGTGCTATCATTGCTGTCGGGCCGCGATCTGGTCCGCGAGCCGGAGGTCGCGATGAAGGTGGTCATGTTTATGCTGGCACTGTCGCCGGCGGCGGCGACGCCAACCGCGACGCCCCAAGCCCTCGGCGCCGCAACGGCGGTGGAGCACGGCGGCGGCTGCCGCCGCAGCTCGCCGCCAGGGCAATGCTGTCATATGGAGACCCGGGTGGGCCGCGTGCACTGTCACTGAACCACGCTCAGATCAGCACGCCCTGGCTGGCGACCGGATCGAAGTTGAGCACCAGCAGCTCGCGCGCGCGCTGGGCTCCGGCGCAAGGTCTCTCGCGGTGCGGGCGACTAGCGCCCCTCGACGTCGCTGTCTCGTGCGAGCGCGATCAGGGCCACCACCTCGCTGCGAGCAGCGGCTATGGAGTTCCATGCGGCGGCCGTGACGCTGACGCTGCCGGGGACGTCTGGGCGCGGGCCGTCGGCGGGGTCGGTCCAGCTCAGCTCCGCAGCGAGGCGGGAGAGCGCTCGCTGGGCGCGGGCCGCGGCGTCGGCCAGCATCATCAGCCGCTGCTCTGCCGAGGGGCGTCCGCTCATGCGCGGCGCTCCGTCATCGTGACGGCTCCCCGATCGCGCATCGCTTGCGCCGCCGTCAGCGCCTCGTGCAGCGTCGTGGTCTTGATCTTCATGTGCGCGTCTCCCCTTTTTTCGGCGCGGACAGATTACCCGCCCAGCCCGCCAGCGCGCGGCGACGCCCAGCGCAGTCGGTCTTGGGCGCAGCGCCCGGATTCCCACTCGTGCAGCGCGCGGCAGTGGTCGCGCTCCCGCCACGCGAAGCAGCAGTCGAGGATGAATTCGGCAATGATCCAACGCTCCCGGTGCGCGCGGCCGCACACTGTCTCCCAGCGGCCGCGCAGGATGTAGCGGTTGATGCAGCGCGAAGCGAAGACGCCCCGGTGGCGCTTCTCAGCGGGCGCGCTCATCGTCGGCCGGGGCGTCCCACGGCTCGCTGGGCTCCGAGAACCCCGACGCCATGTCGCGCGGCCAGTGCGCCGGGGCGCGGCCCCATGCGTCCCACGCGCGCTCCCACGCCCGGGCCCAGGCCATGATCCAGTCCATCACACGCGCTCCCTCGTGGCTTCCAGCATTCGCGCCCGCCACCGCTCGAGCGCGTCCAGCCGGGCGAGAATGTCGGACAGGTCGGACGGCGCCGGCGGGGCGGGTTCGGCCTGCGGCAGCGCTGCGGCGATCTCCCGGTGATAGCCCGCGATCAGCAGCGCCTTGTCCTGACCGTTGACGATGCGCCGCGCGCCGACGGGGTCGTCGATCTCGGCGTTGAAATAGCGGCCCAGCGTGTGCGGGCGGTTGTAATCCTTGGCGAACCAGCCCTCCGCCATGCCGCGCAGCAGGATCGCGGCCGAGACGTCCGGCTCAAGCGCGAGGTCCGGCTGCATGTCGAGCGGCAGATGCAGGGCGACACCTGCGCGCGCATAGTTCTCGCGGTGGGTGAGCTGCACCAGCCCGCGCCCGTAATAGCTTTGGCCGGTGGCGGGGTCCCGCAGGGCGTAGTTGCGGCTGATCTTGCCGCGCCGGTGCAGGTCGGCCACCGCGCGGATCGCGCCTTCGTCGGACGCGGCGAAGCCCTCGCGCACCGGCTGCATCCGCCCGCCCGTCTCATGCCACGCGGTCGCCAGCGCGTAGGCGACCCAACGCCGATCCCACCCGCGCGTCTCGGGCGCGGCGAGGAGCGTATTGATCCCGTCGACCTGCGTCTGCGTCAGCGCCCCTCCGGCCAGCCGGCGAAGCACGTCGAACAGGGCGGCGCTCATCGGCCCGCCCTCCACGCGGTCAGCGCCGACGAGGCCGCGCTGTCGCGCTGGTCGTGCATCAGGGTCTCGATCGTGCGGGACTTGTCGGCCGAGCCGCGCGACGAGCCGAACTCGAAGGCGAAGGCGTCGCCCATCATCTTGAGCAGCGCGCCGACCACCACCAGCACGATGTTGCGCGCGTCGCTCGGCGCGTCGGGGTAGACGAACGCCAGACCGACGCAGACCACGAGCCCGATCGTGACCGAGAGTAGCATGATGTTGGCGCGCCAGTTCGGCGCGAGACCGCGCACCGCCACGTCCCGCTCGCGCGCGGAGGCGCGGTCTTTCATCACCGCCTCGTGCTCGGCGGCGGCGATCTCCAGCATCTGCGACTTGACCTTGGCCAGCAGCGCAGGGTCGGCGGCCAACGCGGTCATCGCCGCGTCGGCGTCTTGGGCGCTGGCGATGGTCATGCCGGTCGCCGTGCTGACAGACTCCACCACAGTCGTCGCGATCTCCTCGGCGCGGCTGGAACCGGTGACCATGCCGACGATCTGCGGCGCCAACTTACGGATCAGCGCGAGCCCGATCGGGACCAGCAGCGGGATCATTTGCCGCCTCCCGCGTCGTAGTGGGGCGCAATGCGCGAGACCGCAGCCTCGACGCGGCGCATGGCCTCGATGAGCGTGCTGGTCCTCTCGTCAATGCGCTCTCCGAACGCCTCGACCGCACCCTGCCGGAGTTCGATCGCCTGCAGCCGCGACGCAGAGATCTCCGCGTCGCGCTCCAGCGTCGCCGTCCTGGATGCCTGCTCCGCCAAAAACCAGCCGCCGGTGAATATTTGCGCAGCCATCACGACGATAAGCGCCACGGGGATGCGGCGATCCAATGTCCAATGTAAGGCTCTCTCGTCGTCGCTCATCAGTTTACCTCCGCCGCGCGCACAGCGTTGCAAATATCTGCATCATTCATCGCCGCGCTCCCATGCGAAATAAAGCAAGATCACCGACATCAGTGCGAACGTGGCCGCAGGCGGCGCATAGGCCGCGCTCGAGGTGGTGGCGAGGATTATCGCGCCGTCTCGCAGCGCGTCTCGCCAGCCAAGATTCCAGTCCTGCGCCTGCTTGACGATCCCGAACCACAAGGCCCAGATCGCCGCAAGCGCCGGGCCGAGCCATCCTCCGGGATAGGCCACCAGCAGCGGGCCGACTGCGACGTGGCCGAAGTCGATCAGTAGCCGCCAGCCCGGCGGCTTGTCCCGGTCGGTGCCGCCGACGATGAGCCTCAGCGACTTGACGATGCGCCCCATCAGACCGCCCCTCCGCAACGCAGGTCAGCGTCAGCAACAGCCCACGGCCCGCCATCGTTGATGTTGAACGCCCGTTGGGCGACGGCGACAACCGAAGGATTGGCGAGGATCGGCGTCTCGCCGATATAGCCCAGCGACGTCCCGCCTTTCAGGAAGTCGTTGTTCTGCCAGATCACATCGCTGCCGCTCGGGTCGGTCCAGGTGTCGCGCTGGCGAAACAGGCAGTTGCGCACGGCGGTGAAGATCGCCCCGCCGGTGAATTGCCACCACATCTGCGCCTCGCCCTTCGAGGATGTCCCGTCTGCGCCGCGCATCGTGCAGTGCCACATGAATATCCAGCCGTTGTCGGTGGTCAGGCCATCCTGTCGGCGCGGGATTTTCAGCATCCGCAGGGTGGGGTAACCGAATGGGCGAGGGTCGGCGGGAACCTCATACATCCACGGCTCTTTCAGCCACACCGCGTTGCAGCGGCTGGCGATGACCGGTCCCCAATAGATCGGCGCGGCGCTGATGATCGCCTGCGGCGAGTGCGCTTCAGATGCGATATGCCGCGCCTCGAAATGCACCCCCACGGCGGCGCAGTTTGGCGCGGGGCCGTCCAGTTCCACCGCATCGTCGGACGAACCGGCCATGAACAGCGGCCCCATCAGCAGGTCAGGCCCCGCCGGTCCGCGCCGGATGCCGTCGTTGTCGCCGCTGATGAGCTCGTCCACGCACTTGAAGCGCGGCGCGTCCACGGAGAGGTCAAGCAGCGCGTTCAGCCCCTTGAAACTGCCCCGAGACGAGTAGAGCACCGTCGATCCGTAGGGGTGCGTGCTGGTCGCGCTGTCGGCGCGGATGTGCTGCCACGAGTTGGCCGGGTGGCGCGGCGCGCCGATCAGCATCCCGATCATGGCGACCGTGTGGTTGCCGTGCTGCTGGTCGTTCGGCACGTCATAGGCCCCGCCGTTCTGGCCGGAATAGTAGATGTCGGCGCCGCCGTCGAAGATGGTGGACTGGTTCATCAGCACGCAGCCGTTGCCGCGCGCCTTCATCCCCCAGCCGCTGGTTCCGTCCTGATTGCCCCAGCCGCGATAGCGCCCGCGCACAAGGCGGATGTCATAGGCGAGCGGGCCGAACCTGACGTTGCTGCCCGGCGCCCCCAGCACGTCGCCATCGCGTACGATCACGCCATGGGTGTTGATGTAGAGCGTCGCCCCGCGCAGCCGCAACCCGGTCAGCTCGACATACCCGGCGGGCGCGGTGAAGGTGTGCAGCGTGACCTTGGACCCGCCCCAGCCTTCCGACACCACCACGTCCGCGCCGGAGCGCTCGACGCTGATGACCTGCGTCCGCGCGCCGATCTCCCATGACGTCTTGGCGGGCTTGTAGCTGCGCGTCGCGACGGTCTGGCGATAGACGACGCCGCCGTGCGCAACCTCGACGTCATAGCTCTCGCCCGCCGCCAGATGCAGGATCACGCCGCGATGCGCGCCGGGGATGATCTCGCTCATCGCCACGGTTTCACCGAAATAGCCGTGCGTGAAGTCCGCCGGGTTGCGCCCCGGCTGCGTCGGATCGTCAAACCACAGCGGTTGCGCCGGGAACCAGCGCCCGCCATCGGAGGGGCGGAACCGCACCTGCGCCTCGCCCGCGCCTGCGTCGAGATACAGATGCGCCGTCTCGAAGTTGCCGCGCACGGTCAGCTTGGCGTGAACGCCTGCCGATCCGCTCCACTCGGCGCCCCACGTCGGCTCCGCCACCTTCGAGCCATAGGCTGTGGTGATGGTCAGCGGCGTCGGATCGCCCAGCGGGATGCGCCCCGGCGCGGCCAGAACCCACAGCGTCGCGCCCCGCCATGTCACGATGCGCGAACGCCCGTTGGTCAGCGCGATGTCCTGGGGAACGCCATCGTTGGAGAGAAACCTGACGCCGGTGATCGCCGGGCGGGTCAGCGGCTCGGCCACCACGAAGGCGGTCCGATCCGCCGTCAGGCCGATCCGCATCGGGCGGTCGAAGCGGAATGCGACCGGATCGCCGTCCGCGTCCAGCGCCACCACCGAAACACCCTTCTGCGTCGCCAGCCCCGCCGCACCCAGCACGGTCACGCTCGCGTCGGTCTCCGCGCCGCCGTCCAGCGTGGCGCGGTAGCTGACGGTGCGCGCGGCCAGCGGCGCAAGATCGTCGTGGTGGCCCAGCGGGTCGAACACCACGCCGCGTTCCTCGGTCAGTTCGATCTCGCCCACGCCGGGCGTCGCGCCGATGGGCACGACGTCGGTGCTGGAATGCTTGTAGGCGGTCGCCCACATGCTGGTCTTGCCGACATGGGTGATCTCGGCGCCGCCAAGGCTGACCGGCTTGCCGGTGTTGGCGACGGCGGGGGTTGCGGCGGCGAGGTGCGTGACCTCCGCCACTCCGCCAAAGGTCTCGGCGTCGCCATAGGCGGCGCGGGTCGCGAAGTCGCGCACCAGCGGGCCGTCCGCATGGGCGATCAGCGCCAGCGGCGCGGCGGGAACAACGACAGCCATCACAGCGCCTCCCACAAGGTCGAGAACGATGAACCTCCGCCAACCATCAGCGGCGAGACGCCGGGCACAGCCGAGTCCGGCCAGACTTCCCGGCGCTCGACGGTGTAGGTTCCCGGCCCGGGCACGGTGATCAGCGTCACGCCCGGCTCAGGCACGGCGACAGCGGCCCCGCCATCGACGCGGTATTCGACCGTCGCGCCCAGCGCCCAGCCAGCCCACGCATCGTCAAGGCTCAGGGCGATCTCGGTGTCACTGGCGGCGGTCGCCGTGGCTGCGGGGCGGGTCAGCTTGAACAGGCCGCAGCGATAGCCGTCGATGACTGCGCCGGAGGCCGCAGCGGACCACATCGGATACGCCTTGTCATTTGCGACGGCATAGGTCCGCGAGAAGATGTGGCTCAGTCGCACAAACCCGCCGTCGAACCGCTCCAGCCCCACGGCGTGAGACGTGACCGAACCGGCGTCAATGCCGACGCTGGTCACGGCGTAGGTGGGCGTGCCAGATGCGACATTCGCGGTCACGTCCGCATCGACGCGGTTCAAGGCGCTGGTGAGCCTGACACCGCCGCCGATCTTGTCGCCGCTGACCGGCTTGCCGACGAACACGGCGATGTAGGTGTCGCCAGTCACGGCATCGGCGGATACCGCAGGCATCGCCCACTGGTCCGCGGCGGTCATCGTCATGCGGTAGGGCGTCACGCCGTCATAGACGCTCTGCGCGGCGATGGTCGGCGTCGTGCCGTCAGTGCCCCACGTCGCGCCGCCGATGTCTGACGGATCGGCGGTGAGGACCGCGCCGACAGGCAGGCCGGGCGTGAGCGCGGGGACGGGATCAATCGCGGCAACCGTTGTGACCTCGGTAACCTCGAACGGGGCGCCGCGGGCGTCCGTGCCGGTGATTACCAGCGTGACCTCTCCGGCGGTGTCCGGGGTCCAGGACCATATACCGAGCGAGATCGCGCCGTGAGAAGGGGTGCCGTAGGTGTAGGGCGCGACGCCGCCGTAGAACGCTTTGCTCAGATCGACGGTGATCTGCTGGCCCGCGATGGCGTTCGCGGTCGCTTCGGAGAGCAGGGGTTGCATCGCGATGCGCGCGGCGAAAAACCCCTCGATCTGGCGGATTTCAGCGCCGGTGGCGATGCGGTCTAGGGTGATGGCGGAGAGGATTTCGGATGGGGCTGGGAGAGCCACCGCCGAGCCGTTCCACCGCGCGCCGAGGGCGATGGGGTAAGCGGCGCCGAAATTGCCTGTAATTACGCTGACAGCCACATTTGCTGATTGCGACGCGCCGTTGACCCGCAATAGAGGAGACGTGATGTCGGCCCGGTCAAGCGTCGCAGTCACTGCGTCAAAGGCGGTGAAAGCGCCCGTGTATCGCGCCTGCCGATAGCCGGGTCCGCCGATGTTGGTCCGATATGTCCCTTCTGTGCTGAGGTAAAAGGCGCCTGCGGCATTGTGTCCCGTTCCAAGTTCCATGACAATTTTGTTTACGTACCCACGCTTCAGCGCTACCGCCGCCGTGATCTTGTCGGTGTGCGCGAAATTGGCGACTGGCGTCAGCAGGATATCGTCCACGCCGTCGAACGCCAGACGGGCGGGCGCGGCCTTGTAGAGCGGGCGGTTGACGTCAGCGGGCGCAGTCGCCGTAAGCGCGTTCGCGGTCAGGTCGCGCCACGTCCCAATCGGCGCATCAATGACCGGCGCGCCCGTGCCATCGGTATTCGCCGCCAGCGTGCTTTCGTCGTAGGCGTCGAAGAACATCCCGTATTCGCCGCCAGCGAACAGCGAGATCGGCGACGTGGCTTCGAGAACCGCGCCGCTTGCCGCCGGTAGCCGCCCGGCCATGAGCGCCGCAAGCGCCGCCTGATCGGTGATATCCGCTTTATAAACTGCGGCGCCCCTGCGGCTCGTCTTTGTCGAGCTGTCCAGCCCCACGGAATAGGTGATCCCGGTTGCCTGATCGACGCGGATAGTCGAGACAGCGGCCATGCCGTTGACAGAGAGGATCGTCTCAATCTGGCCCGCGCGAACCCGCCCGCCGCCGAACAGGCTCTCTGCACGCGGGCGCGCAAAGATAAGCCCCGTCAGGTCCGCGCTGGACGTTACGATATTCCCGAGGTGATCCTCAAGCCGCACCAGCAGCGTCGAGCCGTCCGGGGATACCGCATACCCTGCTCGCACGAAGGAGTAATCAGGCGACAGCCCGGCGAAGGACACAGAGTGGGTGAAGCTGGCCGCGTTTGTGGGGTGAATGTCGATATTAAGCAGCCCCGGAGAAGCGTAGGTGCGGAAAATCACGCCGCCGGCACCCAACGGGAACGTGTCCTCGACACGCTGAATCTCGCCCATTGCGAACGCGCTGCGCTCGACGTATTCGCCCGAAGGCAGCGCGTCGAGGCTCAGGCCCGGCCCGGCGGCGTATTCGACAGCGCCCGCGATGCCGCCATCCGCGTAAAGCAATGTGCCCTCGGGGACCGCGCCCGTGATTGCGGTGAAGGTTGCGCCGATGGGCTGATAGGGGCTGGCGGCAGGGGCGTTTTCGACCTGCGGGAACCTTGTGAATACCCCCGCCACTTCGTCGCCAACTACATTGCTATTGTAGTTGCCAGATGGCATAACGGTAGATGCCATAAGGCGAAGTTTAAAAATGGCGATTGCAGGCCAATCGAATGAAAACGTGCATCGGTACCACCCGTCTCCAATAGCGATCATAGTTGCGGCGAGATTGGTTGCATATCTTGAGTGTGACCCGGCTACTGTGCCGCCCCCGCCCGTCAAGTCAAAGCCCGATGTGGCAGTATAGCCGCTGTTATTGTCAAACTCAATCACGCCATAATTAGCGCCATCGCTCTTGAAGTCCGCCGAGATGGAATAGCGTGTCGGCGCCAATGTGACGCCGCTTTTCGAAAATACATTAGTAACTGAGGTGATGCCAGTTTTCGACGCCACGCGGGCGACGCCGCCTGTCACAGATACAAGCCCGGCTGCCATGAACCAGCCTGACGAGAAATCAGTGTAAGTCAGGGTGTTCCGCCGCTGCGCCAGCACGCCCCAATCAGACAGCGCGCCGACCTCAGTGGCGCCCATGATGAAGCCGCGCGCGATCACGGCTTTCCCCGCCGCCGTCACGAACTGCAGGGTGAGCGCCATGCTGTCACCCACGGGGAGCGCCGCGTAAACCGCAAGACTGTCTGCAGTTAAGTCCGCCGTCCCTACGCCGGTTCGCGTCGCGGTCCAGGTAACTCCGGTTGTGATATCGAGGTAGGTTTGCGCCGTCGCGGGCCAGTCGCCTTCCGCGAGCGTCAGCGTGGCGAGCGTGCCTGCGGCGTCGGCGCTGATCGCGCTGATGGTCAGCGAGACGCCAGGTGCGCCGCCGACGATCAGCGGGCCGGTGATCAGCGAGCCTGCACCCAGCAGCCCTGCTCTAAGCAGGCTCATCACACGACCTCCGTCGCGTTGACCGTCACCGTCTCGTCGGCTATCGGCCGGGCCCAGGCGCGCAGCGCGCTTCCAGCCAGCGCTGAGGTCGCAAAAGCGGGAAAAATGTCGTTGATCATCACGTAGTCGGCGGAGTCGGCCGGCGCGCGAACGCCGGCGCCGGGGTCTGACGCGGCGAAAACCACCCAGAATGGCAGCGCTGTCTCGCGCTGGACGGTGAGCTGGGCCGGGCCGGCCGACGACGTCAGCTGGGTCCATCCGGTATGCGGGCAGGCGATGCGGGGCATTGTGTAGCTCCTGTCGATGATGTCGCGGGGGTCAGGCGGTCGGCGGGATCGAGACCATGGCGAGCGCCGAGACGCGGACGCGGCCACCAGTGAAGGCGCCGCCCTCCGACGTGATCCGCACTGGCGTCGCGGCGTAGAACGGCTGGCCAAAGGTTATACCGGCCCATGTCGAGCCGAGCGCGGCGCCGACGCCCGAGGCGAAGAAGGTCGCATTGGGCGCCGCTCCGGCGAACCCGACAGAAAACGTGTCAGGACCGGTCACGGCTTCGATCACTCTGCCGGACAGCGCCTGGATGTGGCTGTCGGCCGGGATGATCGCCGCGCTGTCCACGGTGGCGCCGGAAGTGAGAGCGATCTCCGCCTCGATCGGCACCACGGCGAGGCGCGCGCCGCCGCCCAGCACCGCGTCGCGCGTCCACTCGCCCTCGCGAAACGCCGCCGCCGAGGCGGCGTCGATCACCCAAGCGACCCAGCCCTCCTGCGGCGTGACGAACGCCCAGGCGCCGGTGATCCATATCGCCAGCTTCCCCGCCTGGCCCGACCATGCGCCGGTCGGGCTGGCAGGCACCGCCCAGACGTCGCCCTCGACCGGCGACAGTGGCGGAGCGTCGCTGCTCACGCTTTGGAGCCGCAGATGCGCCAGCGCGTCCAGCCGCGTCAGCGCCGCGTTGACAGTGACATGCTTTTGCGCCTGCGCCTCCTCGAGGAGGATCAGGCCCATGTTCGGCGATACGCTCATTGCAGCTCCTTCAGAATGCCACTGTCGCGGCGGGGCCTTCGCCCCAGACCGGGCCGACCTGGGCGACCTCGACCGAACCCGTCGCGGGCGCGCCATCGACGGCCGCGAACGTAGCCGCCTCGACGTCCGTCACGGTTTCCGCGCGCAGCAGCGCGCCGCCCGCCGCGCGCCAGCGCACCGCGTAAACCCGGCCATCCGGCGCGGCGACGTCGCCCGCATCCCACGGATCGCCGCCCCAGCGGGCGCGGCGTTTCCAGCTGGCCGCCAGGTCGCCGCTGCTGGACGAAACCGTCAGGCCGGCTGGCGCGAACGGCCGCAGGCCGACGCCGGTGAAAGCGGCTGAGAAGCTGCTCCATGAGGCGCCGTCCACCGGCCTGGTCGCGGGGCCGAAACGATAATCGAACTTGGCGGTGCGAAACTCAGGCCCGTATCCCGGCTGCCGCAGCGCCGACGACAGCAGCACCAGCCGCGCGCCCGCGTCATGCGTCATCGCGGCCTCGGTGCCGCGCTGGCCCCGCAGCAGGCGGGAAATGCGCCAGCGGTCGGGCGCGATCAGCGTCGCGACGGCGAATTGCAGGATCTCCCAGCCGCCGCCCGTCGCCTCGACGGCCAGGGCGTTGGCGCCGTTGAGCACGGCGAGGTCGGGCGCGCTCGCCAGCCCACCCTCAAACAACGTCAGTTCAACCGATGCGCCATCATCCCAAATGTCCGGCGTCCCCGGCCCCAGCGGCGCGGCGAGCAGGCCCATCACGCTGGGGCTGTCAATCAGGATGTCAGGCGCCAGCGCGCCGCCGACGCCACGCCACACCGCGACGCCCGACCATGGCTTGGCATAGGCGGCGAAATAGGGCGCGTGCTCGGCGTAGGCCGCGTCGAGACGGGGCAGGTCCATCGTCACCAGCACCGGCGCCGCAACGGGCGGCGGCGCCGGGAGGCGCGCCGAGCGGCCATCGGTCATGCCACCGCCAACAGCATACACGGCGCGGTCCCAGCGCTCCGCTTCGACCGGGCGCGCCCATTCCCAGCCCACGCTCAATGCGCGGCAGTCGATTACACCCAGGCTGCTGAGGCCTGCGGCGCCGGTGATCCGCGCCACCACACCCGGACGCAGCGTCAGCAACGTCGGCGGCGCGGAAAACCGGTCGGCGACGCGGGTGACGCGCCGCTCCGAAAGAAGGGCGCCAGCGCGCGCCTGCGCTTCCTCAGTGGACATCACCACGTCAGCGCCGACATCGACCACCGAGTCGCCGCCCGCCCCGGTCCAGCCCGGCGCATGGGTGAGGGTCTGGCGATAGTCCGACCCTGCGGCATAGTGCTGGATGCGCAGGCGGCGGGGCGCGTCGAGGTCGTCGGCGTCAGAGGTCTCGATCGGCGGCTCGCCGCGCGCAGGCGCGATCAGGGAAGATTCAGCGATGTCGATCTGCGGCGCAAACGCGCGCGATCCCGCCCACAGCGCGTCGCCGCGGTCGAAAATATCCGCCTGATACAGTTCCAGCAGCGGCGCCAGAAAATCGCGGTCGCTCATTACGCCGTCGCGCTGGACGCCATCGACCATGCCGATAAGGCGCTCGACATCGACGGTCATGCCGCGCGCCGCCGCGACCTCAGCGACGATCATCGCCAACGTCGGCTTGCCGAGCCGACCGTTGATCCAGTGGCCCAGCCGGTAATTCCCGCCATCCGACCAGACATCTTCCAGCGCCGGAAACTCCGGCCACGGGCGCGCATCCCAGGCCCACAGATGGGTGCGCGCCGTATCGACCATCCGCCCGGCATAGACGCCTGACGCCGGGTTTTGGGCCGGGTCCTCCCAGAACGCCAGCACCGCCTCCAACGCCGCGCGCAGGATGGCGTCGTCGCGCGCGCCGGTCGAGAAATACGGAAAAAAACTCTCAGAGGATTTCGGGTCGAAGAACACGTTGGGTTGGTTGGCGCCCTTGTCGAGCGCTGGAACGCCGAGCTCAATGAACCGGATCGGCTTAGACTGCGGAACCCACGCCGTCGCCGTGGCCGCGCGCACGCCGCCGGGCCGATTATGATGCGCGTTGCTCCACCAGCTCCACAAATCCTTTATCCGATACACCCACGGCTCGCCATATGCGCCGTCGGTGATCGGCGTGCGGATTTGCGCTGCGCGGTCGGCGTCGCTGGCGTAGAACCAGTCGAACCCCTCGCCGCTGCGGATGCGCGAGGCGATGAACGCCTTGTCGTAGATGCCCCAGCGCAGCGGCGCGTCGAGGTGATCTTCACCTTCACGCTCATCGGTCAGCGGCATGTAGTTCGAGATGCCGAAGAACGCGCAGGACGGGTGAGCGATCAGCGGGTCGAGGTGGAACGCCAGCGCGCCGGGCGTCTCGGGGTGCTGATGCGCCGACGCCTCGGACCAGTCGGCACCGTAGCCCAGGTAGTCAGCGACGCCACCGATTGCCGCGACATCCTGCAGCAGCGCGATCAGCGCGGTCACCGCCGGATAGGCTCCGGTGGCGTCGCGCAGCCAGGTCAGCCCGCGCATCTCCGAGCCGATCAGCATGGTATCCACGCCGCCCGCCGCCTTTGCCAACATCGCGTGATGCAGGATGAAGCGCCGATAGCCCCAGTCGTCCGACGGCCCGGAATAGCTGATGGTGTCGTCAGGCTGGATCGCGAAATCCGCAGCCGTCGCCGCGCCGAAAAATGCCGCGATGTCAGCCGCGACTCCAGCCGTGCGGTCAGCAGCCGAGGTGATGCGTCCACGCCAGGGAAAGGCGGGCTGCTCTGGCGCACCGTATGGGTCTGGCAGGCCGGACCCCGGCGCGATGTCCATCAGGATGAACGGGAACAGCATCGGCGCCAGACCGCGCGCCTTCAGGTCGCGCAGCGCCGCCACCACGCTGCGGTCCGCCGGGGTGCCGCCATAGGCTGGCCGGTCGTCGATCAGGCTCACGCGCGTCGCCGTCGCGCGCGTCAGGCCGCCAGCCTGCCACGCATAGGGCTGCGTCACCTTGTCGAAGTTGTCCACCTTGGGGCGCAGCGTGCAGGCGCCAGCGCGCAGATCGTCGCCAAACCACGCCACCGTCAGCGAGGCGCCGCTCAGGTTCGGCGCGACCTGCTGCAGCCGGTCTATCGACACCGCCCAGTCGCTGTCGCCGCGCATCCCCAGACGGTTGAGCGCCCGCGCCGCGCCAGCCGCGCTGACGTCGGTCACCGGCGCCGGCTCATACACGAACTCGCCCGCGCTGGGGATGATGTTGACCGCGCGCGTCAGCGCCTCGGCCGATCGCGCCGGCGCCAGCGTGCGGAACACCTCGACCTCGATCGCCGGAGAGCGGTTGCCCCACTCGGTCAAATCAAGGTCCTCAATCACCAGGTAGGCCCGCCCGCGCCGCGCAGGCGCCCAGCCCTCAATCGCCACGATAAGCGGGTCTGGCGCCTGATCCGCCGTCCCGCGATGCAGCCGCACATTCCACTCTGCGATGTCGGTCACGACGCCGTTGACCCAGACGCGGCCAATGCCGTCAATCGGCCCGCGACACAGGCTGAGCGCCCATGAGCGCGAGAACGTGTTGTTCTCGGTGGTCACCTTAGGACCGCCGCCCGATCCGCCTTGCCGCTGCGTGGTCGTGCTGCTGCGGCGTGTGTATTGGCTCGCCCAGATCGGGCGGCCCATAAGCCGCATGGCGCCCCAGATCTCCGGAATCGGCGTCCCCTCGGCGCTGCTGAGGCTTTGCGCCTGGCGCAGCTCGACGCCGCTGCGGCGCTGGTCTCCGGGTCCGAACAGCGCTTGGTCGATCTTTGAGCCGACAAAAGCGCCCGCTGCGCCGCCGATGGCCTGCCCGATGATGGCGCCGAATATCGGCCCGCCAATGGCCGTTCCAGCCGCCGCGCCCAGCGCCGCGCCCGCGCTGCCCAGGATCGCCGTTCCCATCAGGCGGCCCCGTCCGGCAGGGGCGGCCAGCCGAAGGCTGCGACCGGGGGAGTTGGCGGCGGCGCCGTCTCGACCACGGCGTGCCCGGAATAGGCATGGATCACCCGCATCGCCGGGAAATTCGCGCTGATGATCGCCGCGTGTTTGGCCGGGCCTGCGCGCCGCATCCGCCATAGCAGCACGTCGCCGGCCTGGGCCGCCGCAACCGGCAGCGGATCGAGCCAGCGCGCCAGCGCCGCCAGCAGATGCTCGCCGCCCTGCATCTCGGCCCAGTCGGCGCGATAGTCCGGCGCACGCTCCGGCTCCGGCCCATACAGCGCGCGCCAGACGCCGCGCAACACGCCCAGACAATCGGCGCCCGCGCCGATGGCGCTCGCCTGATGGACATATGGCGTGCCGAGCCAACGCCGCGCCTCGGTCAGCGCGGCGAGACGGGCTGCGTCGCGCGCCACCGTCATCGCCGCAGGCTCCCGCCGTCAAGCTGCGCCTTGTCGTCTGGCAGGGCGAGAAACTCGCCTTCGGTCACCGCGAACGGGTCGCCACCGAAGTTCTCACCGTTGTTGAATTTTTCCCGGCAATGCGCCGGGGTATGATCGCAGCCCGCCGTGACAACGCCCGCGTCGCCGGGCGCGACCGCGAACGGCGCCGGATCGGCCAGCGCGATCTCGCCGCCCTGGTGGCGCACGATGTCAAGGGCGCGCCCCGCGTTGGCGCCGCCGCCAGCGCCCGCGTCGAAGGTGATCACGCCGCGCGCGGCCCAGGTGTCGGGGCGCGCCTCCAGCCCTGCGACCGCGAGGCGGCGGCGGTCGCGCACGGCGGTCACGGTGACGGCGCTCCGGAACGCTGGCGCGGTCAGATCGACGCCGCACGCCGCGCTGCCGAGCACCAGCGGGCAGCCGGTCGAGATCACGTCGCCCTTGCGCTGGTTGAGCAGCGCAGTGCGCTGGCTCAGCTCCATCACCCACGCCTTGCCGCGCCGCTTGACTTCGCCGATCAGCGCGCGGTCCATGCGCCACGGATCGGCGGCATCCGGGTCGGCGTCCGCGTGCCGCCAGTCCACCAGCCACACATCGACGGCAGCGCCGCGCCACAACCCGGCGGCGACCTCGGCGTCGCTGACCTGCGCGCCGTCGATGGCGCCGCGCAGATCCATGCGATCGACGCTCAACCCCAGCCGCTGCCGCGCTGCGGAGCCGACGGCGCCGGTCGCTGCATGGCAAGTCACGCCGTCAACGACGAGGTCGCGATCGTGATCGGTGAAGCCGATGCGTCGTCCGTCGCGCAGCGTCACCGTCCAGGCGCGCGCCAGCGTGGCCGAGCCGGACGCGATCATCGCTTGCAAACGCGGGTCCGGCGCTGTCACAGCACCTCCGCGACCATGCCGCCGGTCAGCCCGACGATGCGCGCGCTCGTGTCGGCGTCGCTGGCGCGATGGCCCGCCGCAGTGTCCGCGAACGGCGGCCAAGCGCCAGAGGCCACGACAGGATCGGCGGCGCGGCGCAGCCAGCGGCCCGGAAAGGCGGCGAGCCACGGAAACGGCGAAATCGGATAGGGCGGCGTCATTCGCGCACCTCCTCAATGATGACCTGCGGAGCCTCTCCGGCGTTGAAGCGCGATAGGCTGATTTCCAGCCGGTCGTCGGCGAATACGGCGGGAAAGTCGCGAAATCCGCCCCAGCTGGGCGCGGCGGCGCCCGGCGCGGCGGCGAACGTCACTTGGCCCGTGGCGGGATCGAGCGTCCACCCCGATGCCTGCGCGACGCCATCGAGCGCCACCAGAAACCCGTCGGCGCGCGGGCGCGTCACCCGCTCATCCTGGACATGGGCACCCTGCGCATGGCGGATCACGCACTGGAAAACCGTCGCCGAGCCGCCCACAGAGATCAGCGGCTGGTCGGTTGCGGCGGGGGGCAACGGCTGCTGTCGCGACCAGCCTGCCGTCGAAAAATCCAGCGGATCGGCGATTCTGAAGCCGTAGAGCCGCCCGCGCCGCAGCCGGTGAAACGCGCGCAGCAGCGCCAGGTCCTCCGCCGTGCGCAGGCTGACGCCGACATCCCAGCGCATCAGAGGCCGCGACCACAGCCCGGTGCGCCAGGTGTAGCCGTCCGAGGCCTCCGCGACCTCGGTGGACCACTCTGCCCCGCCCGCGCTGGGCCGCCCCAGCGCCAGCGGGAACCGCGCGTCGTCATGCACCACCGTCACGCCAGCCGCCCCGCGCGGTTGAGAACGGCGGACAGGTCAGCCGCCAGCGAGGCGCGCGACAACTCGAAACGCGGGCCGCGCGACGGCTGGGCGCGGCCCAGCGCGCGCGCCATCGCGCGCTCGTCAAAGCCGCTGCTCTCGCCGCCTGGCGTCACCGTCACCCGCTCGCCCGGCGTCACCGGCATCCGCAGCAATTGGCTGTCGAAACTGCCTGCGCCAGGCACGACGAAGTCGGCGCCGAAGGCGGCGCCCGCCCGCGGGCGGGGCAGCGGCGACGTTGAGGGCGCGCCGCCCGCAGGCGCGAACAGTCCGCCGATCAGCCCACCTACGAGGCCGCCGCTTGCCTGACCCAGCGCCGAGTTGACGGCTCCGCCGATCAGACCATTGCCGCTGAGCGCCTGCGACGCGAACTCACCAAGCAGGCCGATTACCGCGCGCAAGGTGTCGCCGCCGGTCGCGAGCGACTGGCCGAAGCGCGTGAAGCTGTCGGCGAGATCGGCGGTGTCGCGTTCGGCGCGCTTGGCCGCCTCGGCCTGCTCCTTCTGGGCGCGCGTCATCGCGTCGAGCCGGTCCACCGTAGCCCGCAGATCGTCGGCGTAGAGCCGCGCAATTGACCGGGCGTTATCAGTGACGGTCCCGTATTCCTGCAGCGCGGCGCTGAGAAGTTCCTGCTCCACGCGATAGGCGGCGGCGGCGCTTTCGGCCATGCCCAGGGTGGCGACCTGCTGGTCAAGCACCTGAAGTTGCCGCTCGGCGGCGGCGATCTGGCGGTCGAACAAGCCGTCATTTTTGGCTTTTGGCCCCGCCGCAGCGGCTTTGCCGCCGCTCGTGTTCACCGCATCGGTGAACACGGTCGAGGGCGACGCGGCAGCGTTGCGGCGCTCGATCTCATCGTTGATCTCGCGAATGCGCGCGGTCAGCGCCGCCTCTTGCGATTGCAGCCCGGCGAATCGGGCGCTGCCGGTATCGCCCGCCCCCGCGCGCGTCGCCAGCAGGTCTTGAGTCGCGCGCAGCTTTTCAACCGTTTCCGACAATTCGCCGTTGAGCGAGCGCAACGACTTGTTGTCAATGTCGCGAAAGCGGTCCAGCACCCCTGCGAGATTCAATGCCACGTCGGCCAGCGCGCTTTTCAGGCCAAGCCACAGGCCGGTGAACCCGGCGAGGCCCTGATTGAGCCGCGTCGTGATCAGACGGTCCTGCGTGGCGAACTCCGCCGTCACGCGCTGGCTCTCGCGGATCAGATCGCCGCCATAGAGTAGGCCCAGCTTCTCGGCCTCGGCGCTCAGCGCGCGAAAACCGTCGCCGCCCTGCGCCAGGATCGACAGCAGCGCGCCGCCCTGCTCGCCGAACACCCGCTGCGCCGCTGCCGCGCGCTGCGCCGGGTCCTCGATCCTGGCGAACCCGTCGGCGAGCTGCTCGACCGTTGTCGCCAGGTCGCCGCCAAGCGTGACGCCGAGCGTTGCGAACACCCGCTGCGCCTCTTTCGCGCCGTTCTGCGCCTCGCCCAGACGGTTCTGCAGCGACCGCAGCGCAGGCTCAAGCCCTTTGTCGCTCTGACCCGAGATGGTCAGCGCGGCGCCCAGCCGCTCAAACAAACCCGGGTCGATCTGCAGCCGGTCGGCGGCGTCGCCGACGGCGGCGATCTCCGCCGCCGCGCCCGCGCTGGCGCGCGACAGCGCCAGAAACCCGCCCGCGACGGCGCCAACAGCCAGGCCGACAGGCCCCAGTGCGGCGGCGGCGCGGCCGAGCGGCCCAAGCGAGGCCGCCATGCTCTCCATCCCGCCGCGCGCCTGCCGCGCCGCCGCGTCCATCGCCAGCAAGCCCCGGTTGACGGGGGCGGTGGCGGCGGCGACCCGCTTTAGATGCCGGTCGCCCGCATCGCCGATGCGCCGCGCCTGGTCCTCAACCTCGCGCCCGCCCTCGGCGGAATAGCGGATGCGGACGTCACGCCTGGTCGCCATGCTCCGCCGTCCTTTCCGCCCATGCGGCCAGCGCCGCCATCTCGATCATCGCCGCCCAGTCATGCGCCAGCGGCGGCGGCACGCCCGCCGCCGCCGCCACCGCCGACAGCCGCGCCACGTCCAGCCCGATCGGCTGCGGCGGGAGCGGCACGGCGCCCATCGGCGCGGCGATCATCGTCGTCGGCCCGAACCGCCACGGCTCGGGGAAGTCAAGCGTGGCAGCGGCGAAGCGCGCCGCCTCCAGCGTCGTCACAGGGTCGTCGTCTTCTGGGCAGGGTTCGGCGCCGCCGAACCGGGCGCAGCAGGGTTTGCCGCGTCGGGCGGCGTCGGCGCAGTCGGCGCAGAACTTTCGGCCGCCCCCGGCGCGCCACTTGGCGAGGGCGGCGAGACGTTTCCCTCCTGCTCCGCCAGCACGGCTGCGGCGAGGTGGTCGTCAAGCGCGGCGCGCAGCGGCGCGTCCAGATGTGGCGCCTGCGCAATCAGGGCGTCGCGCATCGCCAGCGTCGGCGGCAGCGGCGCGCCGTCGGCGTCGTCCACCGCAGACCATCCGACCACGAAATGCACCCATGCCGCGTCGAACATCACCGCGACGCGGACGGCGATGTCGTCGTCGCGGCCCAGCAGCCGCAGCGACGCCCAGCGCACACAGGCTCGCCAAGCGGCGGGCGACACCGCGTCGAGGTCGAGCCGCAGCCCCTGGCCGATCTCGACAGAGCGCGCCGCAAGACGCGGCGCCAGCCGGATCATCCCGCCGGTCATGCCGGGTCGTCGTAGCTGGCGAGCGCGTTGACAAGCGTCGCGGTCAGCGGCGGCTGCCCAACCGCAGGCCGGGTGGCGCGCCACGGCAGCGACAACTGCAGCACGCCCGCGCCGGTCAGACGCGGCGCGTCGGCAGAAAACACCACCTTGTCGATCTCGATCTCAAGGCTGCTGGCGCCGTTCGTCCAGGCGACGACCATCTTGAGTTCGGTCGCCGCGCGCGCCGCATCATACCGCGCCGCGCCATCGAACCGGAACGTCGCCGAGCCGGTGACCTCGAAATCGCCCTCCAGCACCGCCAGAGGCCACGGATCGCCGCTGATCGCCTGCTCGTCCAGCGCGCGGCCATTGCTTACCGTCATGTCGAGATCGACGATATCGGCAACGGTCGCGCCGCCCAGCGTCAGCCCCGCGTCGTAAGCAAAAAATCGCAGATCGTCGGCGGCGGCGGTGACTACCGGCGTCGCATCCACCGACGCGACCAGCTTGATTTCGCGCTGGCCGATCAGGCCGAAGGTGGCGCGCTGCGTCTCGCTGCTGCGCGCCAGCTGCAGGCGCATCGTGTTCCAGGTCACGCCGATGTCGGCGAAATAGATCGCCCCGGCGCCGCGCCCGATGGTGGCGTGCGTCATGGCGCCGGGCGTGAAGACATGCGTGTAAGGCCCGGCGCCGGTGGTGACCGGTGCGCCGAGCAGATGCCGCAGATGCCAGCCGATGCTGCGCGCGCGCACCGGCGCGACCCACTCGCCATCCCACGCCTCGAAGCCAAGCAGCGCCTCGCCTGGGTTGCGACCCTGCGCCAGCAGCGTCTCGCCCTCGACCGGACGGCGCGAGCCGCCGGTGTAGCTGTAGCCCGGCAGCTCGACAAAGTTGCCCGTCGCCTGCGTGCCGAAGGCGGTTTGGCCGCGCATCAGCAGCGCGGCGCTCGGGTCGCGTCCATAGGCTATCGCCATGGCTTATGCCTCCAGAGGGTTGACGCCGGTCTCGAACAATAGCTCGACCGGCAGTGTGGCGGTGATGATCGTGGCGGCCCCCTGCTGGCCGATGTTGGCCATGTTGCGCAGCGGGTGAACCCTGACGTGATCGGCCAGCGCCATCAGCGCGGCGTCGGCCAGAACCGCCGACGCCAGCGCGGCGGCCAGCGCATCGAGCGCGGCGGCGCGCGCGGCGTCGTTCGCGATGGCGACGCCGATCTCGACATCGTGCTCGACCATCATTTCGCGCGCGCCGCCCAGCCGTTCCTCGATCTCGATCGGCTCGCCGTCGACCATATTGACGATGCCGCCGGCGCCGATCAGTTCGGGCAGCACGCCGCCGCGCAGCAGCGTCGGGCCGGAGACGGTCGCCAGCGCGGCGAGCAACGCCTGCGCCAGCGATTCCTCACGCGTCATCGCCCGATGCTCCGTCGAGCGCCCTGGCCGGCGGTGCGCGCGACTTCCGCATCCCACGCGCGCAGGATCATGCCGGGGATCGCGTCGGCCCAGCGGCGCTCGACCGTTTCGAGGTCGAGGCGCTTGCGCAGGCGTACCTGCGGGACGAGGACAAACATGATCACGGTGGCGGTCTCGCCCTTCACGGTGGCGCGCTTGCCGGCCTTGCCGAAGCCGCCGCGCTTGCCGGCGCGCTGGCGCTGGCCGTCGGCCACCAGCAGCGACGGGCCCTGGCGGCGGTAGACGAAGCGCAGCTTGCCGAATCGGTGGTCCGGCCAGTTCGAGGGGCTGATCGCGCGGTTGCGGTAGCGCCCGCGCGCGGCGTCGGTGGGGATCGCGAGGAAGAAGCCCTCGGCGGAGCGGATCGTGACGCCCTCGGCGAAGGCGGCGTGCAGTTTAGGGGCCTTGGACCAGACCACGGCGGCGGCCGACAGGCTCGGCTCGCCGCCGGCGGGGTAGGACGCCGAGCGCCACGCCCGCGCCAGCCGCTGGCCCAGCCCGGCGCCTACGGTCTGGCTGCGCAAATCCTGCTTGGCGCGCTCGGCGACGGACGCCATCACGCGGGACGTGGCGACTGCGCCTGCTTCCGCCTCCGCCCGCAGGTGCTGCGCGAGAGAGCCGGTGATGGCGAGCGCCAGCCTCATGCCGGCGCGCTGTCAAGCTCGACGGTCAACCGCCGCGCGTCGACGAATTGCGGGTCGCCCTGAATCACGCGGCGGTCGATCTCGGCGCCGCCGGGCTCGAGCAGCACCGCGACCGTCGCGCCGCGCGCCGGGGCATCCTCCGCTCGGAAGCGGAAATAGCGACCGTTCTGGACGATCTCCAGCGGCCCCATCGTCTCGGTGACCGACTGCGACGAGATCAGCGCCAGCAGCGGCGTGGCCGCCCCGTCTGGGTCGACGACCACCGGCTGGCCGAAGGTCGCGAAGGCATCGTCGCGCGACGCCTTCGCCAGCGAGTGAAAGCTCACTCGCGGTCTTCCTCGCCGCCGTCCGTCTCGGGCGCGCCGTCCACCGTCTCCGCCGTGGCGGGCGCTGACCGGGCGGGCGCGACGGGCGCTGCGCGCGCCATGCCGGACGCGATCAGGCCGGACGCCGTGGCGGCGTCCAGCGTCAGCACCGAGCCGCGCGCATGGGCGACGCCGGGGGCGGTGAAGATCGTCGCCACCGCCTCCACCGCGATCTTGCGCGCCGCCATCACCGCACCTGCGCGTAAAAGGTCGCGTTGACGCGGGCCGGGATCGGCAGCGGCGCGGCGGCGGACTCGATGAAGGTGCGCGACGGGTTGTTCTCGTCGTACATCTTCGACCAGAACCGCGCCGCCACCAGCGCCTCCATGTCCATGATCGCGCCGTAGGCCAGCACGCCCTGCAGCTGGCGGGCCGAGCCCATGATCACGCCGTGCGGGTGCATCACGTTGGCGGCGGAGCCGTCGGCGGTGTAGGGTTGGCTGTAGGTCCAGTAGTCGATGTTGCCGAGGCGGCCCTGGTAGTTGCCCCAGGCGTCGACACCCTTGGCGTCGAGCAGCATCTGCACCGAGGTCGGCGTCTGGCTGCGGTTGTCGAGCCGCTCGCGGAACTCGGCTTCCGTCAACTGCAGCTCCCACGCCTCGTCGCCCATAACCACGGTGTCGATCGCCGCGCCCGAGGACGCGGACACCAGCCCGGCCCAGGTGCGCAGGTTGGCCTGCGGGCTGACGCCGCTCTCGCCCCAGCGCGCGGTGGTGGTCAGCGCGACGGTCTGGCCGGCGGCGCGGCCGAAGTCGACCGTGGCGGTGGGGTAGTCCTCGCCGGTGACGGTGATCGCGCCGGTGGCGAGCACCGTCGCCGCCATGACCTCGATGCGCCGCATGATCGCGGCCTCGTGGTCGGTGACGATCTGGGCGATCCGCTCGGCGCGGCGCTCGACCGGCGAGCGGTCGCCGCCGTAGGTTTCGCCCGGCAGGATGTCGAGCATGGTCGACGGCGTGAGCGCGGTCAGCTGCTTGACGTAGGCCGGGGTGAAGCTGTCGATGCGCGAGCCGCGCTCGGCGACCGGCTTGGCCTTGCTGTCCGGATGCACGAACTTCGCGATCTCTTGCGCCACGTTGAGCACGTGGAAGTCGATGCGCGTCGTGTCGAACAGCCGGACGGTGGGGAAGAACACCGAGGCGAGAAACTGCTGCGGCCGGTCGAGCGGCCGCACCACTTCCGCCAGCTGGCGTGAGGTGTAGAGCGTGGACATATGAAGCTCCTTACGCGGCGCTGCGCGACTTGAGGAAGATCGGGCGGCCCGCGGCGCGGAACGCGGTTTCGACGGTGGCCGCCGTGTGGGCCGAGCCGAAGGTCAGCTTGGCGATGTCGACCGAGCCCGCCAGCAGGATCAGTGCGGGCGCGTCGGCGCTGGCCGCCGCGGCGTCGGTCATCAGGATCGCCGCCGGGGTCTGGCTGCCGTCGGACGCGCCGGTCAGCGACAGGATGTACTTGCCCGTCGCGGTGATGCGGCCCAGCACCGCGCCCGCGGTGAGGTTGGCCGCCGTGCCGATGGTCGCCCCGGCGGTCTGCACCGGGAAGTCGTCGACGATCAGGCCGTTCGGGTCGTAGGAGACGGTCTCGATGCTCGCCATGTCAGCGGCCCTTCTTCTGAGCGAGCCGCCGCGCCTGGACGGCCTTGAGCTCGGGGGGGAGGTCGGAGCCGGCGGCGGCGGTGCCGGTCGCCAGCGGGGCGGGGTCGCGACCGCGCATGGCGGCGGCGAGGCGGTCGGCGCCGGCGGCGGCGGGCGCGGCGGACATCACAGACGCCGCCTGGCGCGCCGTGACGCCTTCGGCGATCGCCATTGCGGCCATGGCGACGGTGGCGGGAGTGGCCTTGTCGAGGATCGCGCAGGCGCGCGCCCGCTCGGCGGCCACGCCGCGCCGGAACGCGCGCCGCGCGGCGGGCGTCTCGTCATCGGCGGCGGGTTCGTCCTCGGCGGCGGTGTCCTCGTCGGCGGCGACGTCCTCGTCCTCGGTCGCCGGAGCCTCCTCGTCTTCGCCAATCGCCTTGACGTCCTCGTCCTCGGCGGCGGTCGCGGCCGTGGCCCTGGGCGATGCGCCCAGAAGCCCGGCGAAGCTGAATCGCGTCATCTCAGTCTCCTTGTGAGCGGCTGTCAGCCGCGACTTCGGTGATTGTGGCCTACGCCACGGGTGCGGGCGGGTCGCCCAGGAACCCGGCGAAGGCCGCGAGGGCCTCGCGCGGGGATGCGATGGCGTCGATCAGGCGCAGCGCCAGCGCCTCGCGCAGCGCGGCGGGGCCGGCGTAGGCGCGGCTTTCGGTGGCGACGACCTGATCGGCGGAGGGGTCGCCGCGCCGGCCCAGCGCGACGGACTCCGCGAAGGCGTCGCGCAGGCTGGCGACTTCGATCCGCATGTCGGCGAGGCCCTCCTCGGTCAGCACGGGGTCGCGGTCGCCCTTGCGCGCGCCCTCGGAGACCACGGTGCGCTTGACCCCGACCCTTTCGAGCATGGCGCTGTCGTCCAGATGCTCGGCGATCACGCCGATGTGGCCGACGCCGCCCGTCCGCTCGGCGCTGATCGTGTCGGCGGCGGAGGCCAGCCAGTAGCCCGCGCTGTAGGCGGCCTCGGCGACGATGGCCGCGACCGGCTTGACCTCGCGCGCGGCGCGGATTGCGGCGGCGGCGGCGTCGACCCCGGCGACATAGCCGCCGTAGCTCGCCACCCACAGCGCGATCCCCGCCACCGCCGGGTCGGCGAGCGCGGTCTCGACCTGCCAGACCAGCTCGGCGCAGCCGGTCATGAACGGCAGGTTGACGATCCCGGCCTCGGGCATGATCAGCCCCTGCACCGGGATCACCGCCGCCCGGCCCGCCATCGCGTAGGGCCGCCAGGCGGTCTCCGCCGCCAGCGTCATCGCGTCGTTGGTACACCAGGCGTCGGCGCCCAGCAGGGCGCGGTTGGCGCGCAGCGCGGCGCGGTCGGCCTCGCACCGCGCCGCCCAGGCGGCGAAGCGCCGCCCGCCGGCCAGCGCCATCGGCCCCGGCGCGAGACGCGCAAGGGCAAGGTCATGGTGCGTCATCGCGGTCTCCGTCAGGCGGCGGCGGGCGGGGCGGCGTCCGGCGGGGATTCGCCCGGCACGCCCAGTAGCGCGGCGAACTTCTCCTGCGCAGGGTGCAGCACGCCGGCGGGCATCTGCTCGATCTCGCGCGCAATCTGGTCGAGGTTTTCCTCGTAGTCGGCGCCGGCCAGCTCGGCCGCCTCGTCCTCCATGGTCGAAAGCCCGAGCTGCACCCGCAGCGCCGCCGCCTGCGCCTCCTTGACCGGGTCGACGTAGCCCCGGCCCGGGCCGATCCACTTGGCGCGCAGCCAGTGCGCCGGCGCCTCCATCAGCTCGGGCGCGCCGCGCGGCAGGACCACGCGGCCGGCGGCCACCGCCTCCTCCATCACCGCCATCCGCACCGGGTCGCAGAACCCGGTCGCGAACTGGCGGCGGCGCGCGGTCAGCCCGCGCCAGATCTCGTTGAGCGCCGCGCGGGCGCTGGAGTAGTTGGTCTTCGACCAGTCGGCCGCCAGCTGCTCGTAGCTGGTGCCGAGCCCCGCCGCGATCCGGCGCAGCACCGAGGTCTCGAACGCGTCGTAGGCGGCGGACGGCTGCGCGGCCTGCACCGACTGGATGGTGTCGCCCACCGGCAGCACCGGCAGCCGCACGCCGCCGAAGGTCAGCCCCAGCCCGCTGTGGATGCCCATGCGCGCGGCCGAGAAATCGACGTATTTTCCTTCACCGTCCGCGAACTTGCCGTCGTCCAGCAGCTCCGCCACCGCCTCGCCGTCCATCTGGCTGGACACGAACAGCCCGAGGATCGCCGACAGCACCGCCTGCTGCAGCGCGACCCGCTGGTGCTTGTCGCCCATCTTCGCCGCCTCGGCGATGCTGGCGAGGCGCGAGACGCCGCGCGTCTGGCCGTCGCGCTGCTTGTCGAAGTGGTGCACCACCACCGGGCGTCCCCAGGGCGTTTCGCGCTCGACCCGGTCCCACGACCAGCCGCCGCCCATGCCCCAGCCGCTGAGCGGATGCTCGCGGCGGAAATGATAGGCTATCGCTGCGCCGTGGGCGTCAAGCTCGACGCCGCCGCGCAGCGCCAGCGTGTCCATCGCGTCGGACGGGTTGCCGAGCAGGTCGGGGTCGGCGACCCGCAGCCGGGTGGACCAGCCCCAGCCGGGGCGCGGCGCGTCCTCCCAGTGCAGCACGCCGAGCGCGTCGCCGTCGATCAGGTAGCTGCGGTAGGCGAGTCCGGCCATGCCGCCCCAGTCCTGCGAGCGCGTCACGTCGGCCAGTCGGCGCGGGTCCGACGCCCAGGCGTCCCAGGCGGCCTCCATCTGGGCCGCGACCGCGCGGGCCTGCTCGCGGGTGATGTTCAGCGCGCGCCAGCCCGGCTTGGCGGAAGGGCGGAAGTCCGCGCCGAGGACGGCGTCGACCTCCTTCTGCGCGTGCCCTGCGAGGTGGCCGTTGTTGCGCACCAGGTCGCGGGCGCGGGCGGTGACCTCGGCGCGCGCCCAGCCCAGCTCGCTGTCGGGCTGCTCGCGGTGCGGGCGCCACGCGGCGAGTTCGGCGGTCATGGTGTCGGCGGCGTCGTAGGGCTGGGCGCCGCCCAGCGCGGCCATGGCGCCGCCACGGCCGCCGGCGGCGGCGCGGCGCGCGGGCACGCGGACGCGGGGCTTGCTCACCGGAAGCCCACCGAGATCGCGCCGGCGCGGGGGGTGCGGCCCAGCTGGCGGCGCAGCATCGCGACATAGGCGGCGAGCCGGCCCACGTCGGCGGCGGCGTACTTGACCGATTCGGTCTCGGTGCGGACCTCGACCGCCTGGCCGCCCATGCGCAGCTTGTGCAGCGCGGCGTCGGCCTCGGCCAGCCGGGTTTCGAGCACGGCGCGCTCCTCGTCGGTCAGCATGGTCATTCTCCGGCGAGGGCCTTGAAGCGGGCGGCGAGGGCGGTCCTGGCGTCCGGCGCGGGCGTCGGCCCCTGCGGCGCCGCGTCGGCGGCGCGCGCAGGGGCCTCCCCCACCGGCAAGGGTCGGTCAAACAGGTCGGGCTCGGCGTCGGGCGGCGCGGCGTCGCGCTCGGCCTCCAGCCGGTCCCAGTCGGCGTCGGTGTTGCTGGCCCAGCCGCAGAGGCGGGCGGCCACGTCGGCGAGTATCGCGGTGTCGAGCGGCTCGTTGCGGCCGTCGCTCTCGATCACCTGCCAGCGGCTCTCCATCACGCCGAAGCGGTTGCGGGTCAGGATGCGCCGCTCGGCGCAGAGACCCCGGAAGTAGGCGTCGCCGAGGCCGGGCGCGAACGACTGGAAGCCGCGCGCGCCGGGGTCGTCCTTGCGCAGGTCCGCGTAGAGCTTGGCCTTGAGCGCGCTGACGTTGTTCACGAAGGCGCGCTTCTGGCGCTTCTTGACCTTGCCGTCGGTGCGGCGCTCGAACTTCTGCAGCGCGTAGATCGGGCCAGTGGAGCTGCTGGCGCCCTTGCCGATGCTGACCCGCTCCCACGGGTGGCGCCTGGCCCAGCCCCAGACATCCTCGGTGTAGGCGCCGCCGTCGATCATCAGCCGGTCGACGGCCAGGTCGCGGCCCGCGGCGTTGCGCCAGCGGCGCCGCAGCAGCGCGTCGAGCTCGGCCCAGCAGGCGTCGTCGCCGATCGGGTGGGCGATCATCCCGTGGTCGACGGTGTGGGCGCGGCCCTCGCGGCCGAAGGCGCGCAACGTCCACTCGGTCCACGAGCCCTGACAGTCGACGCCGATGGTCAGGATCGGCAGCCGCGCAGGCACGCGCCCGCGCTGGATCTGCTCGTCGGGGGCGGCGTTCTCGACCCGGTCGCGCAGCGCCTCCCATTTCGGGGCCTCGCTGGCCTGCTCGTAGGGCAGGCCGAGGACGTCGTTGAACACGGTCTGCTCGGCGCTCGCGTCGCCCTTGGCGGCCAGCCAGTCGCGGGCGATGGATTCCCACGACCGGAACGGGGTGTAGGCGCGCCACATGTGGAAGCTCGGGTGGTCGCCGGCCGGGTTGGCGGCGACCCAGCGGCCGAGCGGGACGATGGCGTCGCGGTGGCGCTCCTCGATGGCGCAGCCGCAGGCGACGCAGGTGAAATGGGCGGTGGACGGGTCGGCGGGGTCGATGGTCGGCTCGAACGCCTCCCAGCTCAGCGGCTGGAGCGTCTGGCAATGCGGGCAGGGCACGTGCCAGAACTCGGCGGTGCCGCGGAGAAAATGGCGGGAGATGCGGCAGGCGCCGATCACCATCGGGGTCGAGGCGCGCAGCACCTTCGCGCCGTCCTCGAAGGCGGAGGCGCGGGAGGCGGCGAGCGTGTCGGGGTCGCCCTTTGGGTTGGGCTCGAACTTGGACAGGTCGTCCATCACGACGCGCGGGGCGGTCTTGCCGGACAGGCCCGAGGGCGAGCCGGAGGCCTCGACGAACATCACGCCGCGCCGGTCCAGCGTCTCCTGGAAATCGATGGTGTCGCGGTCGCCGCCGCGCCCGAACACGGCGACCATCCGGGGGTTGTCGGCGCGGAAGTTGGCCCAGGCGTCTTTGATCCAGTCGGTGGCCGAGCTGCTGGTGGGGTGCACCACCAGCGCGTTGGCGGGGTCGCGGTCGAACCAGCAGGCCAGCGCGACGGCGATGACGGTCTGCGTCTTGCCCCACTGGGCGGAGCCGCGAATCGTGACCTCGCGCGCCGGATGCTCGGGGTTGAGGCAGCGCAGCGGGCGCTCGAGAAAGGCGAAGGCCTGCGGGTCGAACGCGCCCGGGCGCGGCGATTTGTGGCCGAAGGTCAGGTGCTCGCAGGCCCACTCCCACGGGTCGGGCGGCGGCGGCGGGGTCCAGGCTTCCGCCGCCGCGAGGTAGGCGATGCGGTCGGCGGGGGCGATGCAGGACATGGCGGTCAGACCCGGCGGAAGCGCCAGCCGCGCGTCGCGTGCAGCGTCCATTCCCGGCGGCCAAGCTGTTCGAAGCCCCGCCGGACGCCCGTGAATTGGCGCACAATGCGGTTCTTCACGCGGCGATCCAGCGCGTTGCGGAGGCTCTCGGCGCAGGGAGACATGGCTCTGAGGCTCCGGGCGCGGCGGGGCGGGCGCTCCACTGCGCGACGGCCTCGGGCGGCGTGTCGCACATCGGGCCGGTGGCGCTGCAGAGGCAGGTGACCGCCCAGACGTCGTCGCCGTCCTCGGTCTCGCCGAAGGCGTAGACCCAGAGTGCGCCGGCGTCGGCGGTCGCGCCGCAGAACGGGCAGGGCGCGGCCATGGCGGCGGAGGCGGCGGGCAGGGGCTGACCTGCGGCGTCGAGCGGGGCGAAGTGCGGCATGATCAGCGGGTCACGTGCTTGACGGCCCACATCACGGCCTGCTCGGCGTTGGTCTTGGCGAGCGACAGCTCGCGAGACTGGCCGATTTGGTCGCAGGCGGCGAGGAAGGCTGCACCCAGATCCTTGAGGGCGACCATCTGCGCCTTCTCCGCATCGGACAGGACGCGATACTGATGGCGCACGGCGTTATTCGCGGTCCGGTCGTCGGACGCGCTGTCGATGGCGGGCATGGCAGGGCTCCTGCGGTTCGCGGCCGGTGGGATCAGGCGGTCGCCATCTCGGCGGCTTCGGTCTCGGTGGGCGCGGCGGCGTCGGCGAGCTCGCCGAGCGCGCGGGCCTGGGCGGCGCGGGCCTTGCGCCAGGCGGCGCGTGCGGCGGCGACGGCTTCGGCGGGGTTGGCGCCGAGGTCGCGCGCCAGGCGGCGGACCTCGTCGACCAGCACGCGCTCGGCGCTTGCGACGGTATGCGCGACCATGGCGCGGCAGGCGCGGCGGTGTTCGTCGGCCAGGACGTAGCGGCCGACGGTCTCGGCCTCCTCGCGGGCCTTCTGGCGGGCGGCGACCTCGGCGGCATCGGCGCGGGCGCGGGCGAGGCGGCGGGCGTCGCTGTTCTCGATCGGCTCGACATGGTCGGGGCCGTCGCCGAGGCGGGCGCGGCGCTCTAGGTGCCTGACGCCGTTGCCGGTCTGCTGGCCGGGGTCGAGGCGGACGTTGAGCGCGGCGGCGGACTTGGCGAGGTCGAAGCGGCGGCCGCGCCCCTCCCCGCGCCAGCAGCCGGCGAGCTGACCGCTGGCGACGAGCTGGGAGATGCGGCCCTTGGAGTATCCGAGCGCGCCAGCCAACTCAGTCGCCGTCAGCATGATACTCCCCGTTCAGTGATGTTTAGGCTGCGTCAAGCGTTTAGCGCCCGAAAACCTATGCGCTACGTTTGCCA